AAGACCCAGATATTCCCGGTGTTACGCCTCCTCCTCCTGAAACAACTGAAACACCTCCCAGCGGTGGTGGCGGTGCTTCTGTAGGCGGTATGGGTGCTGGTGCATTTGCTCCGTTCTTAGCTGGAATTAGTTACACACCACAGGCTGTTCCAGAAATTCAGGCATCGTCACAACCAGATTACGCACAGGAACTAGAGTCGCTGATAACACGGCAGATTGCTAAGAGAGGGATGTTTACGTAATGAGTTACGAATCTGACATAGCATCAGGTAGGTTTGTCCCTAGTCAGAAGGCGCTTGAGGCAGATGCGTTTATCGCTAGTACAAGCCCTGAGACACACCCTGATAAGTACACCTTTTTAGGTACTATGGGTTGGGTGTATACGGGGGACGAGCGTTTTGATACGTCTTTGACTGAACATACTGGGTGGGTAAACAGGAACCTAGGAGATAGCGGGTTTGGTGGTCGCGCAGGTGCTTTTACAGACATTTACGATGACCCTGATCCCCAACCTTCAGATCCACCGTCGTTTAACTACATGACAGATGAAGAGCTTGATGAGTACAACGAAGCTAACGACACTAACTTTAGTGGTAACTATCTGTCTACTAACCCCAATACTGGGGAGGCTGGGATGTGGACATGGGATCCACAGGCAGGCTGGAGAGACGATACTCAGTGGACTGGACCAAAAACTACTTATGAAGATGACACTCCAATTCCGTCTTTTGGAGATGTAAGAGACGGTGTGTTTGATGATTCAGATGATGACCTGCCGATTCAGCCGCTTCCGATGTGTGACGATCCTAGTGCAATTAATTATGGTGAATCAGGAATATGTAAATTTCCTCCAGCTGCTCCTACTCCTTCTCCTGATGCCCCTACAAATGGAACAACAACAGGTGCTCCACCTTTTGTAAACATAGGCTCTACTGTTGGCGGCGCGTTTACAGGTATGGCACCACAGGGACTTAGTTACTCAGCTACATCTTTGCCCTCGACTGCTCCAGCACCGTCAGTCAAAAACATAGACTACGTAAAACTCTTGAGAGGCTGGCTAACCAACAGCTTGTTTAAGGATCTAATATGACATACTTGAATCTGGTAAACAATGTCCTTAGACGCTTGCGTGAAGACGAGGTATCTAGCGTACAGGACAACACCTACAGCAAGATGGTAGGTGACTTTGTAAACGACGCCAAGAAGTTTGTAGAGTCTGCTTGGGACTGGTCAGCCTTGCGTACTACGCTGACTATTACGACCACTGCTGACATTTTTAACTATGTACTTACAGGGTCACAGAACAAAATCAAGGCACTGGATGTAATCAACGATACGTCTAACATCTTTATGCAGTATAACACGCAGCACTGGTTTAACGATAAGTACTTGAATCAAGACCCAGTATCAGGTGCGCCTGAGTACTACACGTATAACGGCGTGGACTCTGATGGTGACACACAGATTGACATTTATCCAAAGCCTGACGGTGTGTACAACCTGAGATTTAACTGCGTTTTGCGTAACGATGACCTGAGTGCTGACACGGATACACTGTTGATTCCTAGTCAGCCTGTGATCCACATGGCAGTGGCTCTTCTGGCGCGTGAGCGTGGCGAGACAGGCGGTACATCAGCACCTGAGTACTTTGGTATTGCTGATAAGTTTATGTCTGACGCGATTGCTCTGGACGCACAGAAGCACCCTGAAGAAGTTATTTGGTACACCCCGTAGGAGATTAGTGCATGGCACAGCCACTACAAAGTATCAACTTAGTTGCTCCGGGCTTCAAGGGAGTCAATACAGAAGACTCTCCTATTGGTCAGGATTTCTCGTATGCTGACATAGCAGACAACGCTGTTATCGACAAGCGTGGGCGTATTGCTGCACGTAAGGGTGTAGACTTGTTGACTTCTGTATCGACACCTTTGGGTACTGACTACGCTGTCAAGGTGCATCACTTTTACGATGACGCTAATAACGAAGAAGTGTTTGTTGCAGGTAACAACAAGATATTTAAGACTACGCAGACTACTAATCCTGATGACACCCTGACAGACATTACTCCGGGTTCGTACACGATTACTGCAGACAACTGGAAGATCGTAAACTTTAACGACAAGGCGTACTTCTTCCAGCGCGGACACGAGCCTCTGGTGTACGACAACGCTACAGGGCTCAGAAAAATGAGTACAGTCACTGGCAGCTCTGTAAGTAGTACGTTGTATTGCCACGAGGCGTGTGCTGCTTACGGTAGACTGTGGATCGTAGATAACGCCGCAGACACCCAAACGATTTACTGGTCTGATTTATTGATAGGCTCAGACTTCACTGGTGGTTCCAGTGGTTCTATAGATGTATCTAAGGCGTGGCCTGACGGTTACGACGAGGTACGGGCACTAGTTGCTCACAATAACGCTCTGATTATATTTGGTAAGCATAGCATCCTTGTTTACGGCAACGCTTCTAGTCCAGCTAGTATGGCTCTGGTTGACACCGTTGCTGGCATTGGGTGCATCTGTAGAAACTCTGTACAACACACAGGTACAGATGTGTTGTTTATGTCTAACTCAGGACTCCGCAGCTTTGGCAGAACGATTCAAGAGAAGTCACTGCCTCTGTCTGACCTGAGCCTGAACGTGAAGACTGAGATTATTTCTTTGGTTGAAACACGGACTGCCCCTACTGCATCTGTGTACAGCCCTGAGAACTCGTTTTACTTGATTACGTTTCCAGAGAAAAACACAACGTATTGTTTTGATCTAAAAGGTAGACTAGAGAACAACGCTTATAGGGTCACTCGTTGGACCTCTGCTCCTTTTAAGTCCTACGAGAGAAAGAATGACGGTACGTTGTTAGTAGGCACTGACGATGGTATAGGCGAGTACGCTGGATACGCCGATGAATACAACGACTCAGGCACAATTAAAACTGCTAGTTATCGTTTTAGGTACTACAGCCCCGGCTTGACTTTTGGTGATCCGTCTAAAACTAAGATACTAAAAAAACTTAGACCTACACTAGTTGGTGCTAACAGTGCTACAGTGTTCGTAAAATGGGCGTATGACTTTGGTACAACATTTAGTACACAGGAGTTTACAGTAGGAAATCAGACTCCTTACTATTTTAACGAAGCAGCTTCAGAGTATACAGTTGCTGAGTTTACTGGAGGACAAACAACGACAAGACCTTCTGTAAATACTACAGGTGGTGGTTCGGTAATTACTATCGGTCTTGAGTCAGAAATAAATGGTTTTGCTTTATCTCTCCAAGAAATCAACGTATTAGCACTTATGGGTAAAACATTATGAGCAATTACACAAAGACAACTAACTTTGCTGCTAAAGATAGTTTGCCTTCTGGAGATGCTGGCAAAATTATTCAAGGCACTGAATTTAACACAGAGTTTGATAACATTGTAACTGCTGTTGCAACGAAAGCAGACTTAGCTTCTCCTACATTCACGGGTACTGTGACGATCCCTAACTTAACATTTACGGGAACTCTGTCTACAGGGACGATTGACGGAGGGACTTACTGATGAATGAACAATTACTTAGTATGTTGGGCCTTCTGGGTATAGGCGGCGGAGGTGCTGCGGCTACTGCGTCTGCTTACGACAGGCTTAAAGAAATTGGTAATCAGGCTGTACTGGGAGCTAATGTTCAAGACCCAGTAACAGGTGAAACGCTGCAAATCCCCGGTGCTGCACAGCTGGCCTCAGAGTCTCTTGGTCTGTCTCAGTTTAGACCGTTCACAGTTACAACAGCTACTGGTGGCCAGTTTGGTGTTACTCCACAGGTAGATCCTACTACTGGTGTGGTTACTGGTCTGGGCACAACAATGGGTCTGTCACCAGCAGAGCAACAGCTGCAACAGCGGCTTATGAGTCAGGCGCAGGCAGGGCTTGCTGGCGGTGTTCCGGGTGCAATGGCTTCTGAAACAGGTGGCCTAGCCTTGATGGGCGAAGGTCGTCGTGCTTTGGCGCGGCCTATTTTTGGCGCACCTATGCAGGAAGCAGCAGCTCAACAGGCGTTTGGTTTGGGTACTCAGTTTATGGACCAAGCTGGTATGCCTACAGCTGGTCGAGAAGCCGAGGTATTTGAGCGAATTAGAGCTACACAGCGTCCTGAAGAAGAGCGTCAGAGGCTGGCACTAGAAGAGCGACTGGCACAGCAGGGCCGCTTGGGTGTACGTACGTCTATGTTTGGTGGTACTCCAGAGCAGTTTGCGTTATCTCAAGCACAAGAAGAAGCACAAAACAGAGCGTCACTGTCTGCTATACAGCAGGCACAAGCCGAGCAAGCACAACAGGCTGGCTTAGGCGCACAATACGCTGGTCTGGGTAGCGGTCTTGCGGGACAGCGACAGGCTATGGACGCGGCTCGTCAGGCTCAAGCTCTGCAGGCGTTGACCGGAGGCCAAGGGCTTCTGGCTGGCGGCACTGGTCTGCAACAGGCACAGCAACAGCTGGCTCTGGGCGCTTTGACTGGCGCTTATATGCCACAGGCACAGCTTCTGAACGCAATGCAGGCACAACAGATGTACCCGCAGTTGCAACAGCAAGCTCAGTTGTTTGGCACAGGTCAGTACGGTGAGACTATGATGAGTGGTCTTGAGGCTCGACTGATTGCTGAACAGGCACGAGCTAACTTACTTGGTGGCATAGGTTCAGGACTGTTGGGCGGCTTGTTTAGCCCGATTGCTACATCAGGCGGTGGAGTAGGCTCACTGTTCGGTAGCATACTTGGCGACATTTTTGACGGAGGGGGCTAAACAATGGCTAGATTTTCACAAACATTTTTACAGGGACTCCTGCAGCCTACGTACCAACAAGGGCTGTTTGAGGCTGCTCGTAGCGTTGGTCAGACTCCCGGCATCATGCGTATGCAAAAGGAGCAAGAGCAACAGCAAAAGCAGCTTTCGAACATTTATGGGGCTGCTATATCTCCTGATGCTACGTCTCAGCAGATGACTCAAGCAGCACAGCAGTTGTTACAAATAGGTAAAACGGAAGAGGCTATGGCTTTGGCTGCCCAAGCTAGAGATCGTAAGTTATCCGAAGCAGAAAAAGAACAAATGTTTATTCTAAAA